AGGCATGTATACCTATAAGGCCCAAATATCCCGAATAATCGACGGCGACAGCGTAGTCTGTGACATTGATTGCGGGTTTGACATTGCCCTGAACAATCAAAACGTGCGGCTTTATGCTATCGACACCGCAGAGACGCGAGGCGGCACTGTAGAGACAAAAGCACTTGGCAACCTAGCTAAAGATTACTTAAAAAACGAGCTGCCAGAGGGCAGTACAGTGATGCTCAGGACGTATATAGACAAGCGCGGGAAGTTCGGAAGGGTACTGGCTTCGATCTACAAACAAGAGGGTGACGGCTTTCAGACCAAGAGCCTGAATACCGCGCTGTTAGATATGAGGCTAGCTGTGGAATATCACGGCCAATCTAAAGAAGAAGTGATGGCACAACACCTAGAAAACGTGAAGTACCATCAACAATTGGGAAATATTACTCAGACTGGATCGTGACGCTGGTAGGAAACTCGCTAATCGCGGCGTCCATGTTATCCATCGCTTCAACTGCGCTGGTAGTGTCGCCACCCTCTTTCAAGGACTTCTCTACCGCCTGCCTTTTTGCCTCCCGCTCCGCAGTTTCTGCATAAGACTTATCCAAAACGGAACGCTCAACAATAGGTTTTCCAGAAGAATCCGTAAAATATGGAATGTTGTTGCTTTCAAGCACCTTAATTATGCTCGGGGCCTGATGCGCGTTAAACATGGCTCCCAGTTCGCGCCATTGGATGTATTTTTCAGATATGTTTGGCATTTTGTTACCTCAAAAAAAGCCCAGCGCTTGGAGTCTGGGCAAAAGTGCCGCCTACAGGAGTCACGCGGCGGCGGTTAATGTTACCAGCCGGGCGGCAGATCATCATCTGCTTTGGCTATGGGGGCGGAACCCTCTTTATTGGGCTTCCATGTATCACGTTCGGCGTACCACGTGCCTTTCTGTGATTCTTTGATGTCGATGTTTATCCACTCATCACTGGGGTTATCTTTGACAAAACCGCCAATCCAACCTTTAAAGTCATCAAGCTTGATAGACACCTTGGCTTTCACCCAATCTGGAGCATTACTATTAGGTTTTTTAACAATCATGCCGTTTACGAAATCTCTTTCTTCACTCATGCTGCCTCTTTCCTCGCTTGTGCAAACTCATCAGACTTTAAGAAAGCCCGCTCTTCTGTGGTAAATACGCCGCCCTTGGTAGGGGCAACCCATAAGGCTTCTTTTATCTCGTTGGACAACTCAAGCCATATCTGTGCAACTCCAGCAACATCGCCGGTTTTGATGTACTCCTTGATGAAGTAAATGGAATCGAAGTTTTCCCTAGCCGCCTCGTTATGCTGCAGGATCGGCTCCATTGCATCCTTTACCGAACCATGTGCAATGGCTGTAGATACTTCATCGGCGCTGGCTATCTCGCTACCGCCTAGCCCCAAGAACGCCAAGGCCCTGCCGACCGCCGATGTCTCGGCATTCTCTAGCGCAGAGGTCTTGTTGATCTTGCCGAAGCTACGGTTCTCCTCAGCGTACCCGGTAGCTGCAATCTTGCCATCGCTGTCTCGAATAGTTGACTTCATCACCACCATTGACTCTTCAGCACTCACCAGTTCTGTTTCAATTGACCAGCCTTTGAACTCTTCCGACTTTCTAAAGTCATCAATCCTTCTGGCAACAGTTAGATAAACCTTGCCATGAATCTCTACTTCACCTTTGTTCTTATCAGCCACACTCTTCCCTCCTTTGTTGACCTAAACGCAGTTTAACCCAACATAACGCAAGTTGACAACCCTAGCGATCTTTAAAAAAGGTCAGCAATTTGTTGACAAGGTAGTCTGGCTGATTCAGAGTTATAGGTTCCGCTCAACAAACAAGGGATAAGCAGTGACAGTGAGAGATGATGAGTTCATCGCGTCTATGCAAGCCATGTACGCAGAAATGAATGAAACGTACAACCCAGCAGAAGAATACAAAAAGTTATTAGAACAAAAGCCCAGACGTTATGAGAAGTACATAAACGAACCCCTATCCAGCCTACAACGGCTACAAGCTGCCAGTACCCACCATCGCCTCGCAGAATTAAAGGAAAGGCTCGCTAACGAACGCGAAGTCATATCCGGCATGATTACTACCGGAACCGTAACGCTTGTCTACGCGCCTTCTGGGGCCGGTAAGACGGTCTGGGTTCTGGGCAACCTGTTCAAGTCAATCCGCAATAACCTTATCAAAGGCTCGGACGTTATCTATTTCAACGAAGATGACGGGGCCAGGGGCATAGTCCAGAAGGCAGAAATGGGCATGAAGCACGGCATGGCAATGGTGACCTTGGCTAACTCGCAAGACCCCACGCTACGCAACGCTGACGATGCCCTGCGAATGCTCAGTCTGATTCAGAAGGAAGGCGAGGCAGACGGCAAAATTATTATCTGCGACACCTTGAAGAAGTTTGCATCAGTGCTGAATAAGGGCGAGGTAGCTGACATCCTGCACGTTTTCAGAGAATTTGCCGCAGCGGGTGGCACAGTAATTTTGTTAGGTCATTGTAATAAGCATCGATCCTTGGACGGTCGCCTGATTTACGAAGGCGTAGGCGATCTTAAGGCTGACGTAGACAATATGTTTGGCCTAGACCCCCTGAATGACAAGTTTGCAAATTATCAAGAACTATTGGTGATTAACGAAAAGGATCGGAGGCAAATTTCATTTTCTGGCGGGTTCCGGTATAGGCAGACCAGTGAGACGGTTGGCTATGAGGAATCGGTCGATTCCGTTGAGTTTCTTGATGAGGATGACATCAGCGGTCTCAAGAAGAAACAGATGGCACAGATCAATGTCGGCAAGGCATTTGCAAAATATGAAGACGAAGTATTGTTCCTTGAGTCCGTAATGAAGGGCGGTGCTGAATATAGTCAGGCTGAGCTGTTCAGGATGTTGAACGAAGAAGACTTAAATCCTAACGAATGCACCAAGAAAACCTTGCGGAACTGCATGGATTTGCTGAAAAACAACATTTTGACACTCAGAAGAAATCCTACAAACAATGCAAAACATTACCGTTGGCAGGGTGAAAAGTGGCGATAAAAAAACTTCAACAAAATCATCGGTTTGCCCACATTGCCCACATTGCCCCTGTTTTAGGGGGCGGCCCCCCCAGAAGTGGGGCCAAGTGGGCCAAGTGGGCATATTCTTGATTTCATTGACATTTTTATTTGAGGGTAAAAAATGGAAAGATTGCTAAATATTGACAATGATTTCCGCGACTTGATACCGCCTTTGCGGCTAGATGAGCGGGCAGAGCTAGAGGCCAGTATTCAGCAGGACGGTTGCCGCGACCCCCTCACTGTGTGGTCTGGCACGATCATAGATGGTCATAACCGATACGAAATCTGCACCCGCCTTTCTGTGCCATTTGAGGTGGTAGAAAAGGAATTTGATAGCAAGGTGGACGCCCTTATCTGGATTCGCCGCAATCAATTAGCCAGGCGAAACCTGACTGATGACCAAAGGGCGATCAATGCGGAGCGGTTACGTCAGCTTGAAAGCCAGAGGGTGAAAGCGCAAAGGTCTGCAAAAGCGGCAGAACAGAGAGAGGTGAATGCAGGACGAAAAGAGGTCTTATCGGACAACGCGACCGACAAGATCCCGGTCGCAAAGCGCGATACCCGCAAGGAAATGGCAGAAAATACTAAGCTGCCAGAACGCAAACTGCGAGGCGCTGCCTTGGTAATTAAAGAGCGGCCCGATTTAGCCGACAAAGTAGAACAGGGCGAAATCAAAATGGCTGACGCGGTTCGGGAAATTAAACGTGATGAGGTTGTTGCCAGCCTTGAGTCGGTCGAGGCCCGAGAGCAGAAAGCGCTGGAGGGCGTCTACGATGTCATCGTGATCGACCCTCCTTGGCCTATGCAAAAGATTGATCGGGATGAGCGTCAGAATCAGGTGGCGTTTGATTATCCAACGATGTCAGAAGCGGAAATGGCCGACTTGAGAATGCCTGCCGCTGATGACTGTCATATGTGGTTATGGACTACTCATAAGTTTCTGCCGATGGCTTTGCGACTAAGCGAGGGCTGGGGGTTTAAATACGTCTGCACCTTTGTTTGGCATAAGCCGGGGGGCTTCCAGCCTATCGGTCTGCCCCAATACAACTGCGAATTTGCTTTGTATTGCCGTAAGGGGTCGCCAAAGTTTCTTGATACCAAGGCGTTTCCAACTTGCTTTGAAGCCCCCAGAGGGGGTCACAGCGAAAAGCCAGAAGAGTTTTACGATGTTGTAAGGCGCGTTACTGGCGGCAGAAGAATAGATATTTTCAACCGCCGCAAGATAGAAGGCTTTGACGCTTGGGGAAAGGAGGCGTGTGATGAATAACTGGAAAACCGATAAACGCTGGTCTGACAGATTTTTGCCCGAAATTAAAGCAATAATTGGCACTCACCTCATTACTGAGCCGCCCTTTGAAGAGGACGCCGAAAGAAATACCGACCTGATGGTCTTACGACTTGATGCGATCCGAATCGGATGCAGGGTTCGCAAGTTTAAATTTTCAGACGCTTATCCCGATGAGTTTACCATTCGCACAGTTCGTCCTAGCGGCACGCAAACAGAGCTAGGAAAAATAATAGAGGGCTGGGGTGATTATTTCTTTTACGGATTCGCAGACGCGCAAGAGTCTGGTCTATTTTCTTGGGCTTTATGTGACCTAAAAGTTTTCAGGTCTTGGTTTAGTCGCGAGCTTGTGCGGAATAAAGGAAAAATGCCGGGACAGCAAAGATCAAATCACGATCGATCAAGCTCTTTCGCAGCTTTTGACATAAAAGATCTTCCAGAAAGCTTTGTCGTGGCAAGGGCTTAACATGGACGGGCATAGATGGATTGTAGATACCAAGGATAGTTTAGAGTTTTTCATAAAGTTCTTAAAAGATCAGTACAGCCAAGGCAATCATCTCCTGTACTCAATCAAGCCAGCAGGCAGGACTGAGCGACAGAACAATGCCATGCACTTATGGTTCCGACAGATGGCAGAGCAGCTGAATGATGCTGGATACTCGAACAAGCACCCCTTCAACGAAGAGGTTGAGATACCGTTTACTGAGGGGCTGGTCAAGGAAATGCTCTACAAGCCCATCATTAAGGCCATGTACCAAAAAACGTCTACCACCAAGCTAACCGGCAGGGAACTGAGCGAAGCCGCTGAAGTGCTTGTACGGTGGCTGTCAGAGAAGAAGGGGATATACGTCCCGTTTCCACAATCAATAAAGGATGAGTTATGAAACCTAAAGAACAGCAGTTAGCTACATTTTTTTGCAGATTTATTGCAAGTCAGGCCGGGTCTCACGCGAATTACATATCAGAAGAACAGGACACTATGGATCGTATTTGCAAAGACTTTGGCGACCATATCCTCAAACAAGACGCATATATCAACCGCATCATTGGACAGATGCAGGATATTTGTGAAAAACATGACATAACATTTGCCATTGACGGCAACAGACCGTCGATTGATTTAGAGGCATACGGCTATGAAGAATGACGCAGAGTTAGCGTTAGAGGCTGCAATGTCAATGTCCGCATTACACAAGCAAGATGTGATAATCGTCAGGGACTACAAAACAAAGCTGGCTAAGGACAAGGACAAGGATGAAGAGGTGTTTGAAACAATACGCTACGTGGAGCCTTTTTCATGCGATTAAAGCGTACAGCAGCAGACCACTGGTTTAGCCGGTGCGTCAGGATGCGAAATGACTTCACTTGCCAGGGGTGTGGCAGGAAATACGAAGAAAACAGCATGGCTTTACACTGCAGCCATTACTTTGGCAGGGCCAAGAAGGGCGTCAGATACGATGCCATGAACGCCTTTGCCCACTGTTACGGCTGTCATCAGAAGTTTGGTAGCAACCCTGATTACTTCTACCGCCATTACGTTGAGACTTATGGCGAAGGGGCCTTGGAGATACTGAGGGAGAAGGTAGAGGACATCATGTTAGGTAAACGGATGAACAAAGAAGCCAAGCAAATCGCCAAGCATTACAAAGCAGAAGCCGCCCGTATGGAGAATGACAGGGCGGCGGGTGTAGCAGGGTGGTTAGAGTTTGTTAGTTGGGATTAGGTTGTTGAGCGGCTACCGCCTCTTCCAGAGATCTTTCCTCTCTCACACTTTCTGCGGCCTCTGTTCCAAAGTAAAGGCCCTTGAAGACAGAGTTATGCACTAGTTGCGCCATATTTGCCATAAACTTTTCATCTATGACCTTCAGCTTTGACGCCTCAACTTCTTTTCTTATGGCATCTAACGCGCCTGGGTTTAACAGCAGATCCATCATTTTTGAATCTCGCTTTGCCGCGGCTGAAGATGTGCTGACTTTTGAGCCTATTATCGCCAACTTTGTCATAAAATTAGAAATCCTATCTCGCAATACGGATTGAAGCTGCGGGAAGCTGATCCCTACCTTTTCTAGCATTTGATCCCTGTCTCTATAATCTAGGGCAAACTTCATTTTATCTATATCAACTTGCAAAACTCGGTCGGACGCTGCGCCAATAGATTCAACGCTTTTCATATAGGTAGGCCCGAACCATTGGCTAAACGCTTGCTCATTTTTCTTTATGAAGTCAAGCATCGTGTCGCCAGACGCAATTCCCCTTTCTAACAAGGATGCCCGTATGCCCTGCCTGACTATTCTGGATGTCTCAGGGTCAAAGTTTTTGATCTGCTTTAAGAACCGCTTGCTCTGGGCGTCACTATTTAAAATCTGAGAAGACACCTCCGACAGACCTTTTTTCTCAAACGCTTGGTAAAACCCCTCGGTGAGATCTTTAGCCCTAATATTGTATTCAGAGTCAATCCTTGATTTTGTCTGCGTCAGGTTGTCAACAAGAGTTCTGGAATCCAATAGTTCGCTGCGAAGTCCTGGTACAGTATCAATAAGTGCTTTGTTTTTGTTTATAAAACCAGCCAATGCCTTAGGGTCTAACATACCGTTGTCGTCAAATACCCCACCACTTTTCAGACCAGGACCTTGCATACGCAAAAAAATGGCGTTTTTTACGACCGGAACACCAGCGGGGCCAACGAAAGCCAAAAACTCTTTTGCTTGTTCTGGTTTTGAAAGATACTGCCCTGTTTGACTGCTAAATCTCGCTGAGTCTAGCTGGTTAATCTCTGCTTTGTTTCTGGGTATTCCAAGCTCTTTGTAAAATTGCAGATCAAGATTGTTGTATTTTTGACCAAACTCATCAGGTAATTTTACTACTTCCGCCTTAAAAGAATCCTTTAAGCTATTAAGTATGCGAAGCTGAGTAGAGTCTTTTGTTTTCCTAATCGCTTTATTTAGCTCCCTTTTAAACGAGTCCATCTCTGACATGGAGACGGGCTTGTATTGCATCCTAGCTTTTGGCTCTAGTTGACCAGGGATAATAATCGGGCTTGGCTTCACTTTTTTTGGCGACCATTTTGTTTCTAATTTTTTTGTAAGAGCGGGAAGCGAAGCAAAAAATTGTTTGTTTTTAAGGGCTTTAAAAGTCTTATGTATTTCAGCAACAGAGGCAGCAGGGAATACTGTTCCAGCATTATCTGCGGCACTTAAAAGGCTTTCATATTGGGGTGAAAGGCGCTGAGTTACAGCAGCTACCTTTGCGTCCATCAATTTCCCAGCTTGCTTTCCAATATCAATATAGTCCGTAGATGATCGGACTTTATCGGCAATTTTCTCTAACTGCTGGTCAATCGCTTTTGACCTCTTTTTGGCCCCAGAAAGGATGGAGGTGTAGTTGCTAGGCAGGCTCTGTCGTATTCTGGCGTCTGCCTCTGGCCCTGAAGTGCCAAATAAACGAACTTTTCTGTCATCTATGGCTTTAACAGCGCTGTTTAAACCGTCCTTTGCTTTTGCGTAAAATTCGGGGTTGGTTCTCAAAAGATAGTCTATGTTTTTCCTGTAAATAGGGTTATCTGCCAACACGGTGATTGGCGGTATGACAAGCCCAGGAACCGCGTCCTCTATCTCAGTGGTCGCCTTGACCACAGAATCTAAATCGGGATCGGCCTCAGTAGCCTTTTTTATTACGTTACTTACTTCTTTTGAGGCAACGAACTCTGTGGCTGTGTCTAGGCTTTCATTTATCCGCTTACGTTCTTTTATGGCTCCAGACGCTGCCTGCAATGCCGCCCCTGATGCCGCTCGTCCCGCTATTGTTGAGCCGCCACCAAGTAAACCGCCTATCGAGCCAGCGATGCCTTGCGCCGCGCCTTCACCACCTAGGAGTTCTGCGACTGTTTCCCCGGCTTCTGCGCCACCCCTGCCCAGCAATGAAGCGGAATAAGAATGAAGAAGCTCAACGAGGCCCCCCGTAAAGCCTTTTGCCCCTACGATAGCCATCGGCCCTTCTGCCGCGACAGATTCCAGGGCCTCCCCAGCAAATCTTTGAACCTCTGATTCGGGTTTTATCCCGTCATAACCAAAAAATTGCTCTTTAGCGTCTTGAATAGCTGCAGCACGATCAACCTGTAATTTTCTGGTGTCAAAAGTTCCGTCTTCTTTTGCATATTCGAATACATCAATCCCTAGAAGCTTGTTGGTTACATCTTCTGGTAACACAGAAACTACAAAATCCGCCGCACCCGATTTTATTTTGTCAATGTAATAATTGTTGCCGCCAAAAAAACCCTCTGGGCCGCCTTCAGCGGCAGGCGGGTCATTAGCAGCGGGTTGCAAAAATCGGGAATCAAAGTCGCCCTTGTCCATATCCGAGTAATATTTAGAATGCAGCGAGTCAGCAAGCTCCTGATCTGACAAGTCAGAATACTGCGGATATTTCTCTCTGAACTCAGATATATTCATGATGTTCGTAGCCCTAAAGGATCAGAAGAGCTAGACTCGCTTGAAGGCGCGACAGACTTGCCATCATTAATGTCCTGCTCTATAAAAAACGGAGGTTTTGAGTTATTCCCTCTAAATCGTTTTTTTACGTTTTCGTCAACGTCAGCGCCATAAGCATTGATAATTGAATCAACGCCGGTTTTATTATAAAAAACAGCCAGCCCTTTTATAGCCGCAACAATATCGAGAAGGTTTTGTTTAGTTTTTGGGGTTACTGACTTCCCGGAAAATTCACTAATCGCATCTGCAAATGTACGCGCAAGTCCTTTTCCTTCCGTTAGCCTAGAGATTTCTGAGGCCGCTCTTGTGTCACTATTGAAAAGCTCGGAGGTCGTTCTCTCTAAAAGCCTAACCGCCTCAGACTTGCCATCATTAATGTCCTGTTCTATTGCGCCTAAGCGATTCACTTTTTCTACTATTGAATTGAATTGCTGTCTGTGAGGGGAGTCTCTAAGGGCGTCCTCTAAAAACTTCATCTGCTCTAGGCTTCCCTTGTAAGCAATTCCTTTCACTTTCCCTGTTACTACGGCATCGTTATACGCTTTCATCGCCGACAAAAACTCTGCCGAGCTGGGGACAAATCCAGCATCTGCAAGTTGCTTTCCATAGCTTGAAAGCGGGTCCTTTGCGTCTTCTGCCAAAGGCTGAAGTGGGCCTGTGCCGCCTACAAACGCCTCAATGCTATCTGAACTAAATTTTTCGTAAAGTCCCGCCAATTCTTCTGGGTTCGCACGAAAGTAATCCGCCCTTGTTTTGGGTCGGCGTTTTTCTTCTTGCTCCATGACCGCCGCCTGCCTAGCAGCACCAGCGGCTTGCATGGCAAAAGTAGGGTCAACCTGAAGAAGCCCTCTTGAGGCAGCAGCCAAATCAGCAGAAGTAGCCATCGGGTCAGTAAGGGGGCCAAGCAGGTCAGTCAGCATACCTCGCTGCCGCCTTCTGGCAGATAAAGAGCCAATATCCTGGCCTAGCTGTTCGATGTTGCCAAAGTTAGGGCTGGCAAGCCGTGCTGCTGAACTAAGTGTTAAAGCCATTAGTCATCCCCTCCAAATCCAAGTAAATCTGCAATCGCATTTCCAACCTGCGGGCCATATTCCTCAAAAGCATTGCCCACAACATCGCCTATACCGCCCTGACCGCCACCAGCGCCACCCATAGCGCCTGAAAGCAAGCTAGTGCCAATCCTACCCATCAACTCTGCCTGACCGATACCTGATCCCAGAAGGGCGTCTAGGCCCGCTATAGAGGCTTCACCAAATAGGCCAGTGCCATATAGCTGACCACGTTGCGCCAACTGAGAAGCCAGCAGGCCACGCTGTAGGGCATTCTGAGCCTGAGCCTCTGGCAGATACGCCGCACCCAACAACTGAGTGCCAAGTCTTGCATCCTGCGCCTGCTCTGTTTGGGCCTGCTGAATAGCCGCTAGTGAAGCCCTGTTTCTGGCCTCTTCTTGAGCCTGAGCCAAGGCTAATTGCTCTGATGTACCGCCAAACATGGAAGTTCTTACGCCTAATCTGCCTTGATTAAACAGCCTTTCTTCCAAAGCAAGACGATTTCTTTCTTCTTCAGCCTCTTGCGTAGCCC